GCATCCATGAACGTTTTTTCAAAAGGTTTTTGTATATTCACGACTGATTTGAGAGCCGACAGGCACTCAGATTGGTATTGCATAAGGAGTGTTTCTTTAGTCATAATCAGAAGAGTTGAGAAACTTCTAATTTACTAAAAAATAACGAATTATGCAATACTCTTTTCCCTTTATTATCAACAGGTTAGCACTTCTTTCAGCACATTTCTTTATGCTTAACCATTCGTTTTTGACAACAGTTCAATGACCTCTTTAGTGTTTTTGAACCGACTTCTGCCGGTTCTATTGTTTAACTTTTAATTTTCCGGTAAAAATTTACCGAAGTATTGTTAAAAGAAAAGACCTTTTTAATAATCGTAAAGTAAATGGTCGGGCTGAATATTTCTGCAATAATTTGAATACAGAAGAACTTTCAACTCTATTTGTGCTTATCCTTACAGGGGATAATGTTGAATCTTATATCAGCTATTTTGGTATAGATAAAGAACGGAGTGAACGTAAAAGAATAGCCAGTGTAAAGAAAGATAATGTCGGTCTTACGTTTGGTGGGAATAGTATATACGGGACATTGATAGATTTCGCCTGTCAACGTTACGGTTGGACTATGAACTATGTTGTATGGGGGATTAGTTATGCTAACTTGAAAATGCTATTAGCAGACGCTATCACTACTATTTGTTTGACAGCCGAAGAAAGAAAGAAGTTAAATATCTTTGATAATAAAGAACATATTAATGCTGATGATCCTAAAAATCGGGAACTGATAAAGGCTATGCTTGAGGATTAAAACTATATAATTCAGTATGACAAAATTTAAGCCATGTAATGTTACATGGTACCTATAAAATCGAAAAGACTACCTTAGATTTGCAGCTGAGGATTACAGATAAAATAGAAAGGATAAATTTGTGAATCGAAGAAAGAATGTAGGAAGTGAACCTGTAAAAGACTACGGTTTATGAGAACCATTGCCATAGACGGACTTCCTGCTTGTTTGAACCCAGACCCAGATAGTAGGTTAACATCCATTGTTAAGGTAGTTAGGTTAAGTTCAATCCCTTTCTTTCCTAAAAGATTAAAAGACAAAAGTATGGAAAGTTTTTATTTTATTGGTGTGGATGTGTCTAAAAAGAAGTTGGACTTCTGCGTGATGTTCGAAGGGGAGGTGGTGCATGAGGAAAAAACAGCCAATCATCCAAGTGCAATCATGGCGTTGATACATCATTTGGAAGAAAATTATGGAATAGAGGGCAGTCGGATGCTTGTCTGTGCGGAACATACCGGGCAATACACATTTCCTTTGGCTTGCGCTTGCAAGGCGTTGGAATGTAAGTTATGGCTCGAGAACCCGGCTGAAATCAAATACTCCTCCGGCGTACAGAGAGGAAAGAATGATAAGGTGGATGCCAAACGTATCGCCATCTATGCCTGTCGGTTTCAAGACAAGGTTCAATATTATGAACGCCCTACGGAGGATATTGAAAGATTAAAGCAGCTCGAATCGGAACGTACACTGTATGTCAATGATTTGGCAAAATATAAAGGGCAATTGAACGACCAAAAGGATTATATGCCAAAAGATTTGTACGAGCGTAAGATAAAACGCTTGCAGGCTTTGATGGAAGACTTGGAAGAAGCTATACAAGCCATTACAGAGGAAATGGACGAAGTAATTAACTCCTGCCCAGTATTATCTAGGCAAAAAGAATTATTGATGTCGATAGATGGTGTGGGGCGTGTGGTGGCAACCAACATGATAATTGTCACGGAAGCCTTTACGCGCTTCGAAGATCCGAGAAAGTTCAACTGTTATGCCGGAGTTGCCCCCTTCTCGTATTCTTCCGGGAGTTCCCAACACTCGAAAGCAAGGGTATCGCACCGGGCAGACAAGGTCATGAAAAGGCTATTGCATTTGGCTGCTGTCGCTGTGACGCATCGGGTTGGTGGAGAACTGAAGATGTATTACGAAAGAAAAGTGGCAGAAGGTAAGAACAAGATGTCTGTAATCAATGCATTACGAGCAAAAATAGTGGCAAGAATGTTTGCGGTCATCAAAAGAAACGAGAAATATAAACCCATTTTATCATAAATAATTTGGAAAAATCATAGTAGTATGGCAGGACTGCACTTTGACATAACAGGAGATAACTCCAATTTTCTGCGCAAGTTACATGAAACAGAATTAGGTGTAAATAATACATCAAGGCTGATAGAACAAAGCGGTGTGAGTATTGAGCAAATATTCGGTCGTATGACGACTGCTGCCGCTGCTTTTGGTGTTAGTATAGGTGCGAAAGAGCTTATTAGTGATATTGCTCGTGTGCGTGGTGAATTCCAACAATTAGAAGTTGCCTTTAATACGATGCTTGGCAGTAAGGAACAGGCAGACACACTAATGTCACAGTTGGTTTATACTGCTGCGAAAACCCCCTTTGACTTACAAGGGGTAGCCAATGGTGCCAAACAACTTCTTGCCTATGGAACAGCTGCTGAAGATGTTAATGAAACGTTGGTTAGACTGGGAGATATTGCAGCTGGTCTTTCTATTCCTTTAAATGATCTTGTTTGGTTATATGGCACTACTATGACGCAGGGAAGACTGTTCACCCAAGATTTACGCCAGTTTCAAGGTCGAGGCATTCCATTGGCGGATGAACTTGCCAAACAGTTTGGGATAACCAAAGATAAGGTTGGAGAGCTTGTTACTGCTGGTAAAGTCGGTTTCCCCGAAGTGCAGAAGGCTATCGAAGCCATGACTAATGAAGGTGGTAAATTCGGTGGATTGATGGAGTCCCAGTCTAAAACTATTACCGGACAAATAAGCAATATTCAGGATTCCATATCCACTATGTTTAATGAAATAGGAAAAGAGAATGAGAATGTCATTGATAGTGCACTATCTGGTGCTTCTTATCTTGTTGAGCATTGGAAGGAGGTAGCTATTACTATAGAATCTGCTGCTATTGCTTATGGTACGTATAAAGCTACTGTAATGACGATGGCTGCTTTGCAAGGTGTGGAGCGGACATTGAAAGTTGATGCTGAAATTGAAGGCTTGAAATCGTTGCTCACAATCAAAGAAGAGTCCAAAAATGCAGATTTGGAGGCCGCTGTTGCGAGTGGGACACTTACACAAGCAAAGGCTGCACAGATTGTGGCATTAAGGGAGGAGCTTGCAACCCGTTTAACCGTACTTAAAGTAAAGAAAGAAGAAGCGATAATTGAGCAAACTTCTGCTTTATCTGCCTTTAATGCAGCCAAACTGGCATCAGAGAAGGCGAATGAGAAACTTGAAAAAATGGAAGCTTTGTATCAGGCAGCTTTAGCTCAAGGTGATGCTTCTTATGAACAGTATGCGATGGAACAGTTACAAACAGCTTCGGCTAAGGCTAATACTGCTGCGACAGCCTTGAATACAGCAGAAAAGAATCTTAATGCAGCATCTTCCAAAAGAAAGGCTGCATCTGAGGCTCTTGACACTATGGCTACACAAGCTAATACGATTGCCAATCACGCGAACACTGCTTCGATGAATATAATGAAGTTAGCGTGTATCCAATTGACAGCAATGCTAAAAAGAATGTGGGCTACATTGATGGCTAACCCTCTCCTCCTTGTTACAGGTGCTGTGATAGGCCTTGGGTATGCTCTTTATAAAGTAGCTACAGCCGAAAGCGAAGCTGAAACTGCTATCCGTATGTATAATGAAGCTCTTGATGAACAGCAGAAAAAACAAAATGAGTATAAAGATAATATAGACAAACTCATCAAAGCTATTGAGGATAATAATAAGTCTGAAGGAGAACGCCTGCAAGCATTCGAGGCTTTGAAAGCTGAATATCCTACTATTTTGGATAATCTTTTAACTGAAGCTGAATACCTGAAAGAAATCGCTAAATACAAAAAACTCATTGCAGATGAAGATAATAATAGGTCAAGGCAATCCGATGTTGAAATACTTGAAGAAGAAAAGCAAAAGCTGAAATACTACCAAGATGTACGCAAGAAAGGTACTTCCACCACTCTTGTTGATATGGACGGTAATGGATGGGCTACCGACAATGTCGAGGATGCAATCAAGGCTCAACAGGCAATAGTCAATAAAGCTATCGCAAAAGTCGCTAGTCATGATGTCACTTCATTTCTTGGGAATATCCAGAACATGAAGGATAGTGACATTGTTTCTGTTGTCAACGCCATTAACTTGTCATTGAAAGCAATAGGTAAGAATGGAGATGACGCTATTGCCATAGTTGCAGAACTTGGTGGAGAGTTTTCCAAAACTCAACTATCTATCATTAAAAATGCTCTTGAAACTGAACAGGAGTCTCGGTCTGGTGAAAAAAATACAGGCAAAGAGTGGATTGAGAAATATAAGAATAACTATTTGAATGCAAAGAAAGAACTTGATGATTTCCTCAATACCGAAAACAAACTGACAGAAACCGAGTATGAAAAGAAATTAAAGGAACTCACCGAGAAGAAGGATGAAGCCGAGAAGAAATACCAAAGCGTTGGTGGCGTAATCGGCAGTAAAGCTGATAAGCAACAACTTGACCGGTTCAAACAACAGGAGCAACTTGCTGAACAACTTCTTTCTCTTCATCGTAAGAACCAGCAGGCAGAAATCGGTCTTATGAAAGAAGGCACCGAGAAAGAGCTAAAACAGATTGACCTAGATTATCAAAAAAAACTAGATGCTATCAAAAAGAAAGAAAAAGAACTGAGTGAAAGACAAGGTGGTAAACTGACACAAGAACAATCTATTGAGATTTCTGCTCTCTATATCAATGCTGAAAATGAAAGGGATAAAGCAATTGCCGATGTAACTAAGAATCAGTTAAAGACAGAAGCAGATGCAATGCGAGAATATTTGAAGGAATATGGTACATTCCAACAACAGAAATTAGCCATTGCAGAGGAATATGCAGAGAAAATAAAGAAAGCTACCACAGAAGGAGAAAAATTATCCCTCAGAAAAGAGAGGGATTCTGCTATCCAACAGATAGACATCAATGCTTTAAACCAGAAGATAGACTGGCAAAGTGTTTTTGGAAATTTCTCCGGCATACTTGGAAGCCAGTTGAAAGAAACTCTTGACGGTTTGAAGGCGTATGTGAATACAGACAAGTTCAAGAACTCATCAGAAGCGGACAAAAAAGTCATATATGAAGCAATAGACCGATTGAGGAAAGTAACTCCTGGCGGTGAAGGCACGCTGAATTTTAATAAAATACAGCAGCAGATGGACGGGTTGGGAGCTGCAATAAACAGACTACAAACCGCGACATTAAATCAGGAGATTGCTTCACAAAATCTGAAAAAGGCTGAGAACGACTATGCCAATACGTTAAAAACTGGAGATAAGGGGGCAATAGACAGTGCACGAAAAGCCCTTGATTTAGCCAAATTGGGGGCTAATGCTGCCAATGATGCTTATAAAAGCGCAGAAGTTGAGGTGCAGAACTTTGGGAATAGCCTTAGAGATGTAGGAGCGGATACAGTTGACGGTCTGAATTCCGTAGCAAGCGGACTTCAAAGTTTTGCTGATGGTACATTACCCGGCATATTCAGAGGGTTACAAAATACATTGACCGGGCTTTCCAAACTCAACATTGGCGGGGCGGTCGGAGATGCTATTGGCAAGCTATCCCAAACACTTTCAAGCGCAGGAGTTATAGGGCAGATTATTTCTGCTGTACTTTCAATTCTTGATATACTGAAAAATGGAATAGGTCCGCTTATATCTTCAATTATTGATACGGTTCTTAATGCTGTGAATGGAATTTTGGACAATATTCTTAGTGGAGATATGTTTGTTCAGATCTTCAGTTCCATCAAAGATGGTATAGGCAATATTTTGAACACAATCTCTTTTGGCGGATTCAACTCACTAATGGATAAAATTGGCGGAAGCAACGCTAAAGAAGTTCAAGAAGCTATTGACAGGCTTACAGATAGAAATGAAACGTTAGAGAAATCAATAGATCGACTTACTGACGTGATGGAGAAGTCAGCAGGTTCCAAATCTATATCAGCATATGAACAGGCGTATAAATATCAACAGGAGCAAATCACCAACACCCTTAAAATAGCCCAAGAACAAGCCAGGTATAGTGGGTCACATCATAGTTGGCAATATTATATGGAATGGACTGACGAACAACTGCGCTGGGCTCGTGAAAATGTGGACAAGAATTTCTCCGGTACTGGCTCTCTGTGGGGATTAAGCCCGGAACAAATGAAAACGTTACTTAGTAATGCCGACATATACGAACAAATCAGAAACGAAGGGAAGGGTGGATATGGTGGTCGTGTCTTGGAGAAGTTGGAAGCATATGCCGACCAAGCCGGTAAATTGGATGAGCTTACAGAGAAGATAAACGAATCACTCATGCAAATCTCTTTCGATGGGTTACGTGATAATTTCCTCGAATCCTTAATGGATATGGATAAGGATGCTAAAAGTTTTTCTGAAGACTTCTCCGAATATATGCAACGTGCACTGCTTAATTTCTCTATGGGAGAGTTATTTGATGATGAATTGAGAGGATGGTATAATGGCATCGCAAAACTAATGAAAGAACAAGGTGGAAAGCTAACTAAACAGCAGTTGGAGGATGCAAGGAAAGAATATGATGCAATGGTTCAAGACGCAATGAATGAAAGGGACAAAATTGCTGAAATAACAGGATATGCTGGTAGTTCTTCCTCATCTTCCCAAGAAGCTTCGAAGAAGGGTTTTGCCGCTGCTTCACAAGATTCTATAGACGAACTTAACGGACGCTTCACCGCCTTGCAAATTGTAAATGAAGAAATAAAAAATGCAATGTTATCTATATATGCTACTATGAATCAGATTTCTGTATCTACCGGAAGTGGTAATGTTACGCTCGGAGAGATTAAAAACCTTGTGATATCTTCAAATGGATATCTTGAAGATATTGCCGGTTATACAAAGAAAATACTTGATAACTTTAGCATAAAGCTAGATAGCATAAACCAAAATATAGAAAAGAAATTATGATAGGGGAGTTGTTTATAAATGGGAGAGATGCTTATTCCACATGGGGAATAAGTATGGATGACACTTCGTTGTCGGCGTTAATGACGCCTGCGCCTAACAAAGAATTTATAGAAAATACTAGCCGTTTGAACCATGGAAAGTCTGTGATTACTAATGCCGCGAAGAAGGATGAACGTAATCTAACATTGCAACTTAATCTTACTGCTCCCGACAAGGATCTTTTTTTTGCAAGATATGAAAGTTTCTGTAAAGAATTGGATAGTGGTGTTTTGGAAATAAGGACTAAATACCAACCGGCAATCTTGTATCGGACTATTTATTTATCTTGTAGTCAGTTTAGCCAATTTATGCAAGGTATAGGAAAATTTGTATTAAAACTTAATGAGCCAGATCCAACAAATAGAAAATATTGATTTTTTATTTGAATAACAAATAATAATACTACTTTTGTAGTGAACATCGTATGAAGGTATACGAAACTTTATGGTAGACATCAAAGACATATCCGGCAATCTCCGTTTTTCGACACCAATCAATGAGGGTTCGAAAAGACACTTCCTGTTGATGAAAGAGGACTATATCACATTGAAGTTCTCTCTCGACAATCCTGTGTACTTCCAACTGGGAGACGGAGTAGATAATGAACTCGGAATCTTTGAACTTGTAGACCTGTATAAACCCTCCTACAATACAACTACTGGTGCCTACGATTACGAACTCCGCCTTGACGCTTACTATTGGAAATGGAAGAACAAGAAGTTCTTTTACACACCGGAGACAACCGGACGCGAAGCAGGATGGAACCTCACCGCTACCCTTGACACGCATTTAAATGTTTTTCTTGCCAACCTGAAAGCACTCGGATACAAGTTCAGAAAAGAAGAGTTCACATACGAGATTGATAATACGGTAGCGAACACTTCCAAGCTTGTTTCATACGATAATGTGAATCTGATAGACGCTCTTACCCAAATGGCGGAAACATGGAGGTGTGAATGGTGGATCGAGAACAAGACTATTCATTTCGGACGTTGTGAATACAGCTCTCCTGTAGACTTCAAAGCCGGTGATTTGACAGACACGGAGAACGTGAATGTCAACTCCATGCGGAGAAGTGACAGTCAGACCACATACGCAACCCGTGTTTATGCTTTCGGCTCCACCCGTAACGTTCCCGCCAGTTACAGGAAAAGTCTGATATTTGACGTGAAGAAAGTCAAGGGAAGGGATATATCCGATACTGCAAGAACGTTGGATATAAAGTTCTTTCCTTCAAGTACGGTCACAAAGGAAGAATGCACTTCCGATCTCAACCTTTCAAGTCATTTGAACCGGGACAAAAGGGAGTTTTCCTACGATGAAGAAATAGCTGAAACATTGGCGGCCGGTATTTACCGTGTAAAGGATAATGAAAATGGTATCCACTTGCATATTGGTGTACCCTATATACCATCACCCGTTCCTAGAGATTATCTTCCGGCCGGTGACTATGTTTTCCGCGCATCCTTCGTCTATTATCAGGATGGCATGGAGAAAGAGACAGTGATAGGCGGCAGCACTGTAACTGTCGGAGAGAACCAGCAATACGAAATAGATACAGTCTTTCCCTTCCCCGAAACATTCTCACCGGGAGCAGGCGCTTCACAATTGAGATTGCGCAGTTACTTGTCCATTCCATATTACGACAACCCCCTTATCGGAATTGGATTAGGCATATTGGGCTCTGTATCATTTGACGTATCCCTTGTTGCCGGGCAGTCAGCCGCTGCCACCGTCACATTCCTTTCCGGTTCCAATGAGGGACGGACATTTGAAGCCGTCTATAATCCGGATTTCCTGACAGGGGACGATTCGAATGTTCTTCGTCTTCCCGAAGGCGTAACCGCTTCTCTAGGAGACCGATATACGATTAACAACATCATAAAAGGCAAGGTTCCCGACAACTATTTCAGCAAGGATGACAAGGAACTGACCTTGAACGGTGTTGTCCAGAAACGCCTTATGCTGCCGGAAGGTATTCCCTATGTAGACGCTTACAGATACAGCCCCACAGGAGAACGTATCAACATAGGAGATGAACGTTACGACAACCCCGACAACGTGGAAATGCCTGTAGAGGAAGCAATTGAGGAGATAGTTATATTTGAGGATGAATATCCCAAGTATACCGGCTCCGTATCCAGCATTAGCCATGAGGAAAAGGAAGAAATAGACGAAGAGACAAAGAAACCAACCGGGAACAAGTATCCTATCTACACCTTCAAGGATAACGGACTGAAGAACTTTACGAAGGACTTCCTTCTGGATGAACTGCACCTGATATTCCAAACGGGCAAACTTGCCGGACTGGATTTCGCCCTTAATCTCAAAGAGAGCGACAATACGGGTACAACCTTTGAGATAGTCCGAAACGAGGACTACGGGCGTGCACTTCCTGATGATGTGTTATTCCCGCAAGCCGCCCATATGGAAGACGGTGAAGAAGTCCCCGCAGACACATATGTCCTTTACGGCTTCGATCCGGCATTCATCTCTGAACAGATGATGCCGGAATCAGAACAAGAGTTGCTTGAAACTACCAAGAAGTATGTAAAGAAGTCCATGATTGACCCGTCCACCTATGATTGTGAGATGGCTGCTGATTTCATTTATAATAATGGCAATATTCGTACCTATGAGGTAGGAGATAAAGTAAACCTTATAAATAAAGCGTATTTCCCCAACGGACGCCAATCCCGCATCATCGGTTTCGAGTGGCCGTTGGATATTCCATACGATCATCCTATATATACAGTCGGTGAAACAGCCGCTTATTCCCGTATCGGTGAGATAGAAAGCAAGCTTGATAATCTCACATACAAAGGACAGACTTACTCCGGTTCCGTAGTTGGTGGCGGTGGGGTAAGTATCTATGTGATAGGAGTGAATGATAAGACACTTCCGTCTGACCGTAATGTGTTCTCATCCAAAAAGTCCCTTGCTACCTTCCTGAACAAGACGCAGGAAGAGACAATGGATTATCCTATCCGACTTCTTGGCGGTGTCATAACCGATAATATAGAATCTCAGAACTTCATCAGCGGTGCGCTTGGTACGGGATTCCTTGTCAAGCGTGACCCGAAGACCGGACGTTCGTATGCCGAATTTGATGAAATATATGTCCGGTTGAAGGCTGTGTTTGAATCTTTGACAATCAAGGAACTACAGTCGGTAGGCGGTGAGATACTTCTTACACTAGCCAGCATTGAATGTACGAAGGTCGAGAAGATTTCCGTAGCATCCGTGTATGATTCAAGCGGGGCACGTCTCTACGACTCGGACAACGCAGCCCTGTATGTTCCCGTAGCGACAGGTGGCGTGTACCGTTGTTACTTCACTGCCGACGATGGTGAGAAAGCCATCATCAACCAGTTCACAGCCGGAGACATGGCGCAATGTCGTCAGTTTAACATCAAGGCTGGAGTTTATGAGAATGTAGCTAACCGCTACTATTGGCGGTATGTTTTGTCTGTTGGAGAAAACTATATAGACCTGTCGGTAGATGACTGCGAGGAAGGCAGCGATATTCCGCAGGCAGGTGACAAGATAATCCAACTTGGCAACAAGACAGATCCCGCACGTCAGAATGCTATCCTTTTGTCCGCCTATGGGCTTACCGCTCCAACTATACAGATGTTGCAGGGTATTGATTCTTATACTTTGGAAGGAAAGGCTGTCAAGGAAGAGGGATTCGACCAGGAGACGCAGCAGTTCTATTCAAATAATTACGGACGCAGTTATACAGGTTCGCGAGATAAAAGTAATTATATCCAATACACTCCTGAAAGAGGAGTTGAAGTCAGGGGTACTGTAACACTGGAAACCCCAGAAGGCAAAGTGTGGCGTGTCGACAGCTCAGATGGTGTAAACTATATCGGAGATTTGAATGGAAAGCATATTGAACTGAATCCTAACACGTGCGACATGAAGATATATAATGACGATGGAAAGATTGTCAACGTGTTTGAGGGTAATAACTACAGGTCGGTTGATGATTTATACGCTGGGAATATTCCATCAGTAACCATTATAAACAACAGACCATTGCTTACAGTTCCTGGAAGCGACAATACTGTAATGTCTGATGAAAAGGAAGTGAATATCATTAAAGAGGATTATTTTTACGCGGATTCATTGTTGACAATGAATTTCAATTTTTCCTTTGTTTCCCAAAATTATACAGGGGCTACAGGTGCGGCATCATGCACTACAGGATACGAGCTTCACCTGCTCTCTTATACGGATATCAATTCTGATCCAATATTGGACTATATATTAAGACAGGACGAACGGAGCGAACCCGGAACTACCACTATCCATTATACCGAACAGACAAAAACAATAAATCCCGGATTGTATTATAGGCTTGTATTCAAGTTATATGCTTCTGTATCCGCCAACGGTGTTTCCTCTATGGCGGAAGTTACCATAATTGACATATCCGTTTCCTTTTCAAAGAACGGATACATATCACGTTTCTTTGCGAACGGAATGTCTTTAGGTACATCAACAGATAACATATTTGCCGTTTTCAACAAGCGCAATGCGCTCTTGGGAAATTATATACAAGCAGAAATGCATAACAAGGATGTTGGATTTAGAATTTTAGCACAGAAACTATTAGCAAAGCAGAACCCTCACGGCTTTTCCAATGAGATTCCGTGGGGGATGGTTCCCCGAATAGTCGCAAGCGGAAAGGCAAAATGTTCAAGCTCATTCGCTTCTTTCGCGCAAACGACAATATTCGATAACAGCTCATTGTCCATTTCCAGACATTCCAAAGGGAGGTTTCTGATAACCTTGCCATCGGAATGGAGCAAATACGAACTTGATAAGAGTGGGTATGTGATGGTTACCGGATATGGCTATGTAGAAGGCGGTTCACGCCCTGTGAGTGCCACTGTGACAGATTTCATAGCCAATTCCTTCTTTGTTGTTCTAAGTGATGGTGGAGCTCCTTGTGATGCGGATGGCGGTTTTTATTTTGAAATAAAAGTATATTAAAGCAATGATATTATGGCAGAAGAAACTAAAACATTAAGGCATACAGCCGAAGAGATAGATGATGCTATCGACAAGCTTCCTAGCAATGGTAATGCGGCAGGGATCTACAAATCTTCCCTGTCTTTCAGTTCCATCGTAAATGACGGTAACGTAACGCAAGACCACCTAACCGAAATAAATTCTATTTATGCGGCATGGAAATCCGGTAGAATGGTATATGTCCTGGACGAAAAAGGTGGGTATTATTACAATTTGGGAGTGCTAAACATGCAATTGGCAGAAGATAATTCAAAGTGCTCATTCGTGGCATTAGACCAAGATGGCGTATTATGCTATTATTCCTGCAGCCCGTCTTCCGGTGTTACGGGTAAATGGTCTGTTGCTCCTATTGGGAAGGATTTATTCGCACTGATTGAGCATACTCATAAAGCAAGTGATGTGACAGAGGAGAAAAACAAGCGTTTCGTGACTGATGAGGAAAAGGATGAACTAAGCAATCTAAGTACTACATACGCTAAAGCCGACCTCTCCAATGCCATGACTGTTTCCCTGAACCAGAACGGTTATGCTAAGTTTAATAACGGTCTGCTGATACAATGGGGATATTTTAGCACCGGTGCTTCAAATAATCAGTCTGTCAATTTCCCAATATCTTTCAAATCCTGTTTTTCCCTAGCTTTTTCCAGTTCTACGGATAATACGGATAATTCTATATGGTCTGTGAATTATGCAGCTATATATGCTTCATATTTTACGGTTTATAGAAGATATGCAAATGCGGGAAGTGTATCCCCTTCTTCGCAGTCATTCAGATGGATAGCAATAGGAAGTTGGAAATAATTAATGATAAAAGGTTATGACGGTAAATAAAAAAATGTATTGGAAAAGCGGATTTTTTGATTATCCGATTAAGGATTGTGTAGAAATAAGTGTCGAATATTGGCAAGAATTATTAGACGGTCAATCATCCGGTAAAGAGATTAAAGAGAATGCCGACGGGTATCCTATACTGGTCGAGCATGAACATACGATTGACGAACTGAAAGAGATGAAGATAGCGGAAATCAACGCCTATGACAAGTCGGATGCCGTCAACTCATTCACGCTGGCCGGAAAACAGATATGGTTAGATAAAGACACCCGTGTCGGGCTGGTCAACTCAATCGGTATCGAGAAAGAATCCGGTCGGATGAATACCACGCTTTGGTACAATGCCGAGAAGTACGTTATTCCTGTTGATACATCCCTGCAAATGCTCAACCGGCTTGAATTGTACGCCCTTGACTGCTACAATGTGACGCAATCCCATATAGCGGCTGTGAAAGGTTTGTCTGATGCCGGACAAGTGGAAGCCTACAATTACAAAACCGGATACCCGGAACAGCTCAATTTTGTATTATAAACTCAAAAACAGATAAAGCTATGATTACATTAGTACTATTATCATTCATTCTCATCGCAGGCTATGTTTATGCGGTGATTAAGAAAGGGAAAGAAATCCCTTATTCAATCAGTGCCACCTATTATGCGCTGACACACAAATTTTGGTTCGCTCTGTGTATGATTGGTTCCGGTGTGCTGCTTCTTCCGGCAGCCTTGGAATCAAGTACGGAGAACAGCCAGTTTCTTGTATTCCTTTCGGTTGTCGGTATGGTTGTGCTCGGTGTGTCTCCCAACTTTAAAGGAAACCAGAAAACAGCCCATTGTATCGGTGCCGCCATGTCCTTAATCTTCTCCCAGATATGGGTAGGCTGTAACAGTTGGTACTGGCTTCTGTTATGGTTGGGATTCATTATTTACATGGTTGTCTCCATGAAGAAGCATTGGACGGGTAACTTCATCTCCGATTTCATAAAGAGAAAGCCTATGTTCTGGATTGAGGTAATTTCATTGTTGACCGTTTATCTTACTTGCTTGGTTTAATATGGAACAAATCAGTCAGATAGTGGCAATGATAGGTGGGATAGTCGCAACCATCCTGCTTCCCCTCATTGGAGCCTTCCAGTTCTACGATTCAAAGAAGAGAAAAGAAGCAGCAGCCGCCAAGAAGGCGGAAGCTGAGAATATAACCCAGTATGCAGCCGAGTGGAAAGAATTGTACGAGAAGAAAGAAGCCAAAGTTCATGAACTGGATACCAAGATCGACCAACTTTATGTTGAGAAGAATGAAGACCGCGAGCGCATACGTGACCTACAGTCTAAGAATGTAAAGCTCGAACTCGAGAATCAGGCATTGAATTTCAAGAAATGCGAAGTCAGAGGATGCAAGGAGCGTAAGCCGCCCAGTGATTATTAAAACATAATTATATGAGCTGGATAAATGAAAGTAACCGTATCAAGCACCTGCTCTACGCCATCCCGGCAGGTGCACTGTTAACCATCCTGTTTGCGGCAGGACTGGCTGTCGGCATGGAGTTCAAGGACCGTGCATACGGCAACGAATGGGAGTGGCTCGATATTGCCGCCACGCTGATAGGCGGGTTCATCGGACAAGCGATTCAAATCGGAGTATTAACATTGATTTTATAGGAGGAAATAAATATGAGTTTACCAAGAGGACTAAGAAACAATAATCCGGGCAACATCCGCATCACAAAGGACAAATGGCAGGGATTGAGAGAAAAGCAGGAAGATAAGTCGTTCTTCCAGTTTACGGAAATGAGATGGGGCTACCGTGCCCTTATCCGCACTTTGCAGAACTACCGTAATAGACACGGCTGTCAGACGGTGGCAGATTTTATCCACCGGTGGGCACCGGAGAACGAGAATAATACAGCCGGATATATCAGCCGTGTATGCAGTGAAATGCAAGTCCCGAACACATACGTCCCGGACATCAACGACAAAGCGACCATGTGTGCTTTCGCTGCCGCTATCTCACGTGTAGAGAACGGTATCCCGGCTGTCATGGCAGACATAGAAGCCGGATGGGAATTGTTATAAATTAAAAAAAGGAGAAACAATCATGGCAACAATAAATTTGGAGTTCAAAAAGAACAGCAGCGTATGGTATGCGGAATTTCAGGTAAATTCTGATTTCAATATCCATTTGGAACGTGACAACTGCGGTCGGGTGAATATCCTTCAACGGACGACAAGTGAAGGGAATTTTGAACCTGTGGTTTTGCCCGGAAGTCTTGCGTACAATGCAGGGACAACCATAGACTGCGACTTCTCGGCTTTAGTTTATCCGAAAACTATCCGCATCGAGAGTGGAAGTGAAGTATTAAGTGGAACAGTAACCGAATCCGGCAATGAAGCTTAACAAGTTACCATTAAATGTAATAGGGTTGAATCGGGTTGGTTTGAATCAGATCGGTTCGCCTTCCCACCGGGCTAATACTTCCGACCGTCCTTACATAGACCCGGAAGTATTGGCTTCTTTGGTTGCCGTCTGTATCTGTGACGGCAAGAGCAATAACGACCCTGACAGGGCTGTAATCAAGAACTTGGTTGACCCGGACAACCCGTTTGTGATTAGCAATGCGGCTTACGAAGGCATGTCCGGCCATAATGGTTATCCTGTTGTGTTTGGTGCTAATAAAACTTGGAAACAATTACCGACTTACAATTCTATATATAGTATTAATGATAATAAAATACATATTACTAAAGTATTAGGTGCGAATAGAGGTTTAATATTTAGTTATGTAAAGCAAAACGACCAATTATCCGATATAACAGAAATACCTTCTTTTAAAATTAGAGTAAGTGGTTTGAAAGGAGATAGTAAGCTAAGATATTCATATATAAAAACAGAAAATGCAGTTTATCAAAATTTATTAGACTTAGACAATGGTATTCACAAATTACCTAAATCTCTTCGTCCAACTGATTCAATTGTTAATGAATCATGGATAGGATTTACAATAACTCCTATTGTAGAAAATGAGATAACCTTTGATTGTGATATTACTATCGAAGTTCTTCCTGAATATGAAGGTGCCTTCGTCACTGACGGTAAAGACGACTTAATCACTTCCACCAAGACGGTTAAGGAAATGTTGGGAGGAAGCAGCGAGATTACGGTGGTGAGTATGATGCTTAACTTAGAAAATGAGAAGTTTACCTATACAAACCAAATACGACCTTTTCAAAATGGGTATATACGCAATAACGTAATATCTAATACAGAAGGTAAATGTGGAATTTATGGTTATAAAATTACTGACATTTCTGACATTTTTAAAAATAGGATTAGTATTAATGACATATTAGGAGATAGGAAAGATTATAGCATGGACACGGGTGGCACTGCGCGTATAGATGGTAAATTTTCCGTAGAAGGGTACTGCTTTAATGATGGGACTATTGGGGAGGTATCTCAAGTAGCTTGGTACTGGACAATCATTTCCAAGATAGCATTAACCACCGACCAAATCAATCAGGTAATATCCTACTTCAATTTGGACAAGCATGTTAAACCGGATGTATACTATGATGTAAAGAAACAAGGTCTAAGCAATGATACTCCTGAAGCGGATTGGTATCTGAAAGACTTTAGTGGAAATGGTCATGATATGACACTGTATAACTTTGCTAAGAAACTAGGTAGTGGAATTGGTAAATATGAAGTAGATTTTAATACTTGGACACCTCAATCTTACGTTGCTGATTCTGCATATACTTCCAATAAGCTTCATATTACTAATATAAAAGGCGGTAACGCTATTTTATATACTAAGAAAGGAGCGAATGCTATGAAAGTAAAAATTACTGGGATTCAATCATTTAATTTAGTATATAGATATATTGCCGAAAATGATGTTTGGGAAGCACTTGAAGTTGATAGAGATGGAATTTATGAATTACCTGCGAGTACTACAACCACAAAAACCTATTATACAGGATTCACTGTTCCATATTATACTGGTGATTGTGATATAACTATTGAGCAAATCCCTGACTACGAAGGAGCATTGGTATCTGATGGAATTGATGATTACGGTAAAGTAGAAAACCTTCCAATATACAAGGATTACACGGTAGTAGCTGATAGAGAGATAGTGGACGGATTAATTGATAATGCAGGTGGTGGAGTAGCTATTAGAAGTTATAACTATGCAAAAGGGGCTTTTGGATTTGATTGGAAAAACCAAGCGTTTAGTTTCGGTGGAAATACCGACAGAATAATTGATGTACAAAGATTTATTAGCTACCAATCTAAATATATAAATAATGGGATTCAACTTATTACTGGCAACGTAGTAGACAACAATCCATTATATATGGCTAGATTAGGAGAAGAAAATAGATACAGCAAACTAGCTCTTTGGTCTTTCTTGCTTTTCCCTTACTCCCTTTCCGAGTTCCTGCTAGAGCGTCAATTAAAGAGGTATAAGTTGGGTACGCTGTATCCTGGAATGATAGAGTGGAGACCCAAAGTAAATATTAATGTTCCAGTTGTTACTCCTCCTACTTTTAGTATGAATAATGGTAGTGATATAATTACTAATGGGCAGTATATACCAGAAGGTACAGAAATAACCATCCGAATTTTTACCACAACTGATAGTTCAGTAGGAGGTATAAATGAAGCAACTGCAAAAATAAATGGTGTAGATATAGAGTTATCTCCAAGCGGGAATAAGACCTATTATGGAGGTAAATTCATAGTATCTTCAAAGCAAAAGATAGCCATAACCATTGACGAGTACATCAGATACGAGGATATTGTACAGCCTTATCCAGCAATAATTAATCTAAAACAAGATGGTAAAACTATCACTTGGGGAGATAAGTTGAAAGTAGGCAGTGATATAGTCTTTGTAGGAAGTGCCAACCTTTTACCGGAGCTATATACTGTATCCGATACACGGTATAATGGTGTAACGCTTTACCCAAACACTATCATAAAGGTAGAGAAGTCTATGGTGTTTGATAATGCACGTACCTACCTAAAAGCCAATGAGCCGAGCTGTATCCTGTCGCCTAATAGGTTGAGGATTCCAAATTCTAGCTACAAGATACTAGGCTACATTCCGGACTTGACAGGTAAAGGTAATCGTGGTAAGCTTAATAACTTTGCTTATACAGAAGATAGTGGTGTGTCTGTTGATGGTAGTATTAAGTTTGACAGTACAGACGACCATATTACTATACCTAATATAATAGGTGGTAAATGTGTTATGGCAAAAGTTAAGATTAATAGTATTAACGGAGTTATTTATGACCAAAGAAGAGCGAACGTTCTTAATAAATCATGGGTGCAATTAAATCCTAACCAAATTGCATTTGAACAAAATGCAGTATCTACATATATAGATGGAGTATTAAATCATAATATTACGTGCTCAAATTTACAACTTAAAACTGTTAATATTACTTGTGAGCTAGAAATAGGTGATACTAGTGGAACATATCAGCCAACTATAGGTAGTACGTATGCCGTTGGATATACTACTAATATTAACCTCTACGAGTTTATGCTCTTCCCCGATGTGCCTGATGAAGAAGAAATAAAGGAGCTAAACGAGGTTATGGGTATTGAGAATAACATTGAAGTAAGTTAAACAATTAATTAAAAAACATATGATATACGCAGTAGTAACAATCGAATGGCTAGCCCAGCACGGTCTGTTGGCTATCCCCACAATGAGAAAGAGTAAAGACGGTAGTAAGGTAATCCTCCACGAAGAGTATCTGTCCCCTTACAAGGACGAAGAGTTTCCGAGATACTATTTTGACAGCCCGGAACTGAACGCCCTTCTGTCAAGTGATGAATGGTCATGGACGGAAGAGGAACAACCAGAAGGGAGTGCGGAATTCATCCAGGTGGCAGCAGCGCAGAACCTTTTGAACATAACTAAGGCTGGAATTCAAACAATGTCCCTGACAGACAACGAAGCGTTGAAAGTGAAGTCCATGTATCCGTATTGGAACGAGTTTATCAGCAAGTCGCTAACAGCCGGAATGAAAGTGCAATATAATGATGGACTGTACCGGGTTCGTCAGGACATTGCTACCGTCTTGGAGAATCAACCGCCAAGCATCAACACCGCAGCTCTCTATGAGGAAATCAACGAGACCGCTGCCGGAACAAAGGATGATCCGATCCCATACAATAACAATATGGCATTGGAAGAGGGCAAATACTACTCACAGGACGGAGTTACCTATAAGTGCACCCGTTCTACCGGACAGGCGGTTTACAACTCACTAAAAGACCTTGTAGGTATTTACGTTGAGGTAGCATGAAAACCCTTCCTTATATACTGATTTGCCTGCTGCTTGGCGTACTCGTGTGGATGCGTTGTAATCCGCACGAACCGATAACAGCAGAAGTGAGAACCGAGACGAAGATAAAGACGGTTGTCAAAGTTTGCACGTTGTCTGTTTCACCGCCTATGGCACCACTATTAATGCTTAAACTGACGGATACCATACACATAGGCGACACGGTAGTCGGGCGTGAACAGGCTTACTATGAGGACAGCCTTTACCGTGCATGGGTGTCCGGCTACCGTCCGAGACTGGATAGCTTACAGATATTCCCAAAAACCGTGTATCAGAATGTGACGAATGACATCTACCATACTGTCATACCGAAGAAGAAACGTTGGGGATTAGGTTTGCAGGCAGGATACGGTTATCCGGGCGGTTGGTATGTAGGGGCCGGAATCAGTTGTAACTTGTTCATGTGGTGAGAAAAAGGTGCTATCTTCCCAGACGGCACCTTAAGTAATATGAAAAGTTTAG